AAGTCAGGCAACTGGTTTGAGTCACACTCATACCGATCACTAGCAAACAATTCAGCCGTCTACAACGGCAAGCCAACTATGGGTAAGTTCATGGAAGAGTGGTCCTCACTATACAACTCATTCTCAGGTGAACGAGGCATCCTTAATCGAGAAGCACTCGAGAAGGTGTGCGATAGGGAGTCACGACTAGTCCCCGAAGATACCAGACTAGGTACAAACCCGTGCTCCGAGATCATTCTACGGCCTAATCAGTTCTGTAACCTATCAACCATCGTTGTACGGGACTCAGACACACTCGAGAACATTGTAGATAAGATCGAAATGGCTACCATCATCGGCACCATTCAATCGAAGTTCACTTACTTCCCATATCTCTCCAAGTCTTGGAAAGATAACAGCGAAGACGAGAGACTTCTTGGTGTCTCAATGACAGGTATCTTTGATAACCTCTTTATGAGTGGTCAAGTGTCGATGTATCAGCTCATTAAGTTCCTTGGCGAACTTAAGACCCTAACCATCGAATGTAACTAGTGCTGGGCTGAGAAGATTGGCACCACGCCATCTAAGGCCATCACGTGCATCAAGCCAGAAGGCACAACAAGCTGCCTCGCTGGCTCATCGTCGGGTCTCCACCCCCAGTACGCGCCATTCTACCTCCGTAGAGTCCGTATTGACAAGAAAGACCCGCTCTATAACCTCATGTCAGACCGTGGTGTGCAGGTGGAAGACTGTGTCATGAACCCAGAATCCACCGCCGTGTTCTCCTTTGCAATGAAAGCCCCGTTTGGTGCCCTCACTACTCAGGATCTCACCGCAGAGCAGCACCTTATCCTCTGGCGCATCTATGCAGACTACTACTGTATGCATAAACCAAGCGTCACGATCAACTACACAGACGAAGAGTACCTCGCCCTTGGATCAATGGTCTACGGGAACTTTGATTCCATCTCCGGCGTCTCATTCCTACCTAAGACTGAGCACACATACGAACAAGCTCCATTTGAGCAGATCACGGAAGAAGAGTACAAGGCTTTCAATAATGTACAGATTGACTTTACACTGTTGCCTGAGTACGAGAAGACCGATACAACAACATCGTCACACACGATGGCTTGCACCGCTGGCGGTTGCGAGTTGAAATAAGGAACATCATGGATCCCACAATCCTACACAAAGTAAGTCAAGGGCTGCCTATTAGTGGCCCTGAATTCGGACGACTATCAAGAGACCTAACAAACGCCATTCTGGCTCTACAGAAGGAAGTAAATGAAATCAAAGTATCCTTATCTGGATCCAGAGTGGGTCAAGATAACAAAGGAGTGGCTAGCCCCGCTCCAGTACAGCCCGACTCAGTCAAACGAGGAGCTGGCTCGAAGCCTAGCCTTCCAAGCGGGAAAGATGGAGATCCTAGCTAAGCTAGACGCCATCGTAAAGCTGCAAGAGAAGGAGCAAAGTCATGGCGTATGATCCAATCAACGAATACCAGAACATGCTCGTCCGTTACAACCAAGGTAGCGCTACTATTGGCCAGCTGCGTGAAGCAACTGGTAAGATGCGTAACGCCACCTATGTCCACCAGCCCTCCGCAATGGAAGACTACTACAGGTCAACAGCTGACTCTTATAGAAGACAGGCAGAAGATCAGCAAGACATTATGGCTAGCAATCAGCAAGCAGTCGAGGGCTTACTCAACACCTACAGTCAACGCCGTAGGAAGAATAACCCACAGAACCGCAATGATCCTAACTATAAAGACGCTCTCGACATGAGTTCGTTCTTTGATAAGGATGGTAATGCCCTCTCGATGGACAAAATGGTCAAGGGATTCCGTAAAGGTAGAAAGTTCAAAGAAGGTGAGGCTGTTCCTATTGGTCATCAGATGCGACAGGCTGCATATGATTGGCTCGGAGCTGAGAAATCTCACAATGAGTTTGTTCTTACCTCCAAAGAACAACGACAGTACCAAGAAACAGAGGCGGCCCGTCATCGCATTGATGCCGAAGCCAGATTTAACGCCATTCACCAAGCAACCCTAGCGGGGGCCATGCAAAGTGGTACTATTTACACAGGTCAAACACACACAGAAAGGCCACTCTAATGGGCGCACCCAAAATTGACGGCGGAATGACCGCCGCAGAGCAAGAGAAACTACTTGCAGATGAGAGAAAGTATCAGAAGGAAGAGGAAGAGCGTCGAAGAACGATGGCAATCCAAGACGAGAAGGATCGGGAGGCGAGAGCCGAAGCCGAACGTGATCGTCTTGCGCGTGAGGAAGATCTCCTCATTGCCGAAGCTAACCTAGCAGAGCAAACAGTCATCGACGAAGGTGACGCAGCAGCTAAGGCCAAGGAGAAGGGTAAAATCAGTAACCTCGACTTCTTTACCGCTCTCGATAAGGGAGTCACCTCGACCAAAACATCACCATATAAGGATACCAAGCCTAAGTGAACTTACTAACTAGGTTTCAAACCCTAGATGGCAACCGCTCAGGTAAGATGTTCCGCTCACGTTCGTGTTCAGCTCTCACCATTCCAATGCTCCTTCCTCCAGAAGGCTGGGATGACGACAGAGCTTTACCACAACCGTACTCTTCGGTGTCAAGCCGTGGAGTAACTTCACTCAGCTCTCGAATCCTATCAGCATTGATCCCCCTCAATGACGCTCCGTTCTTTCAGTTCGGAATGGTTGATGGATCTGAGGCACCACATGAAGTGGACGCTTACCTCGAGACATTAAGCTATCAGGTATACCGCAAACTAATCTCAACAAATCTAAGAGAGACCGTTTACCAAGCACTACAGTCATTGATTGTAGTTGGTGACAGTCTCATTATCATGGACACAGACTACTTCTTCACCACATACCGCCTTGATCAATACGTTGTTCAGCGTGATGTGATGGGAGAAGTCATGGAAGTCCTACACCTTGAGTACGAATCAATCGATCCAGACGATATTCGGTACCAAGGTGGAGACATTGAATACAGAGACGGCTTCCGTACTCTCGTATGTCAGTATCTTTACAACAAGGAGCACAACATCTGGCACTACTCAAAGGAAGATTCCCACGGAAACGTTGAATCAACGGGTGAATACCTAGTCTGTCCGTTTGCTGTCCTTCGCTGGACTGGCATGACGGGTGAGAACTACGGTCGATCCCACTGTGAAGACATCCTCGGAGATATCCTCTCACTCGAGGCCTTTACCAAGGCACAGATCGAAGGTCTTGCTGCCGCATCCACATTCTGGATCGGCATCGACCCATCTGGTGTAACTGAAGTAGATGACATCGCAGCTAAACGCAATGGATCATTCGTATCCGCTCGTCAACCAGATGTCTTTACCATCTCTCCAGCCGCAACAATGGTCTCACAGGTACAGGCAGCGGGTAACGCTGTCGAAGCCATGAGACGTGAGGTTGGACAAGCCTTCTTAAGTACTGGTCAAGCCATCCCATCCGGTGATCGCGTCACGGCAACAGCCGTCCGCATGATCGGCTCTGAGTTGGAGACCATCCTTGGTGGTGCATTCTCCTCGATTGCTCGGACTCTCATGGAACCGCTAGTAAAGCGCTGCCTAGTGCAGATGCTTGATAGTGGTCTACTGGATCCGACACTCGGAGAGCAGTTCTTTGATGAAGACTCAACACTTAGCGTCGATATCATCACGGGCCTACAAGCCCTCAGTCGTGATACTGACCTACAGAAGCTCATGCAAATGGGCGACATGGTTCGTAACCTCCCGCCCGAAGCTATTGCAACCTTTAAGTGGGACGCATATGCTTCACAGCTGATCTCTTCACTTGGGTTTGATCCACGCATGTGGGTTAAAGATCCAGAAGTCATCAAGCAGGAGCAAGCAGAAATGCAACAACAACAGATGCAGACGCAGACTAAGGGAGCTATGGGTAACGCCGCAGCTAACGCTGCTGGACAGGCAGCTGGAAGTATGGCATCTAATGCCTTACAAGACCCTGCCATTCAGGAGCAAGCAATGCAGATGATGCAGCAAGGAATGCCACAATGAGTTCACTGCAAAGTATTGCTGGATGTGTGAAGATTAATAGTTTACACTCAGTCCACTACACTCTCCAAGATACTGGCAAAATCTTGGTAACCGTTAACAGGGGCCGCCTTGTTGGAATTTTTAACAATATACGGGACGCTCAGGAAGTGGTTAGAGCCATTACCATTCGATTTGGAGCCTCTACCAGATACAAAGATATTGCATCTGGGAAGTATGTTACCGCATCCTCTTCCGGTATTGGGTACGGGATGAATGGCGTAACAGAGGGAACCTTTACTCATAGTATAGGAATTTGGACACCAACCGGTACCGCAGAATCAAGTGGCGGAGTACAGACCGTCAACACAGGAACAATTACTCACACTAATAGTGGCGCCTCCCTTAAAACATACCCCCTAAAGTTTCTAAGTAGGTGTGAGATTCGGGATTCAAAACCAAATCAAACCCCAGCCTCGCCGACTATTCAAGTTACAGCACTAGGTTCTCAAGTATTTACAGCTCGAGCTAAAGTTGTAACCTTAGGCTCAAAGGTAAGCCACATCCTAGGTTTTTACCGCTCACACTCTCAAGCTTCAACACCGCTGGACGCTAATAGTAGAGCCATTGAAGCGTGTGTATGCTTTATTGCAGACGAAGCCACGACTAACAACTGGGTAGTCTACGTTAATCGTAGAAATTTTTCATTTCCTCCGGACCCCTTTGATCCAGATACGTATGACTACTTAAACGTAGCCAACGTGAATACCGGCATCTCTTGTCTTGTTGATCATGATTTTTGCATTGAGATAAATGCTGCGGGTACTAGCGCACTTTTCTATATTGATGGTGTTCTTGTTCATACTCAGGTTGGGAACCTTCCACTCCATGTCCTAGCAACCTCCCCACACCCCGGCTTATTTGTTGGGGCCGCTATTAGAGATAATCTAATCACAGTTGGGTCTGCGGTAGCTGGGGAACTACTTGTTAAGAATATGGTTTACGCTGGAGTAGATAATCCCTACTATGGAAGCAATAGCTTTGTGCCCTTTTCTGCTGCCAATATTGTTGCCACCCCACAGACGCCGCTCTATAGCGTTACAGGAGTTACTGGCGATCAATTCTTGTTTGGGTATGATATGCCAATTTCCTTTAAGGTTAATCTCAATAACTCTAACGTGAAACTGTGGTACAAAACGAATTACACATCTATGGCAGGAAACACGACCACTCACCCATCAAATGACGGGTACACACAGATTACAAGTGATAGTCAACTTGTATTCCAGCCACCCCAAACCTATTTAGTATTCAAATGTAGTGGAGAAGGTTACACTACTTCCCCACTTGTTACTACAGCCACTCTCCATAACGTACAGTTAGGTGCAGTGGCGAACACATTCACAATGACTTACACTAACCCAGCCCCCCCATAAGGACTATCATGTCAGACCAAACACCAACGACTCCACCAGCGGTGGAACAATCACAGGTTGTAGATCCCGTCATTGCACGGGAAACACAAGCATTTGAAAAGCACGTTTCATCTAACAACATTCAAGTTCCAGAAAACTTTGAATCAGTTGGAGCGTGGTTCAATGCCCTCAAATCGGCTCAGGGTGCGTACACCCAAGCCCGTCAAGAAATCTCTCAGCTCAAGAAGCAAGTGCCAGAGCCTGTAGCTCAGGAGCAACCACCGGAGGCAACTCCCGTGATTCCAGAGGAACTACGGATTCCTAACAAGCCGATTGAGCCAACGCCAGAGATGAAGGCAGAAGCTTCTCAATTAACTCAAGAAGAATGGACACGGTACTCAACTGAATTCGCTGTTAGTAACTCTCTATCAGAGACTACGCTAACCGAAATCAAGAAGAAGACCAACCTTCCAGACTTTGTGATTAATGATTTTCTTCAGGGTCAGAAGGCCCGTCTTCAACAAGCATACGGTGAAGCAGCATCTAAGATCGGAGGAAAGGACGTACTAGCCAAAGTCTTTGACTGGGCTAGTAAGAACCTCTCCGTGACAGAACAAGCTAACATCAACGCATCGCTTGCGTCACCTTCTTGGGAGGTATCGCTACTGGGGCTCAAGGCCAAATATGAAATGGCCACCCCAAAGCGTACCGCCAATGAGCCAACTCAGTCAGGTAATAAGGTAGTGGGTCAATCCCAAGCTGTTATTAACAATGGCCCTTATACTAATAAGGCTGAGTTCTCGTCAGAACGAAACGATCCACGCTTTTCGCAGGATCAAAAGTTTAGACAGGCAGTTGAACTGCGTATGTCTAAGACAAACTTTAACACACTCTAATCGAAAGTAGATTACACAATGGCTGACAATTTAACAGCGACAGCACTCCGTACAGACCTGACAGTTCACACCGCCGGCACAGTAGCAGGAGCCAATAAGCTCTGGCTCTCAATCTGGAGCGGCGAAACAATCAACGCCTATGATCAGTACAACGTATTTGAACAACTCGTTGAACACAAGAGCCTTTCTAGTGGTATCTCTTATGAATTCCCAGTTTCTGGTACCGTTGCTTTGACTTCAGCGTGGAACGCTGGCGTAGAGCTCATGAACGGCACATCAACCTCAAGCACCATTGCAGTGAAGCTTGACAAGCGCCCAATTGCAGCTCACTTTGAAATCGATAACGTCGATCTCATGAACGCTCAATGGGAATTCCGCTCTGAGCTTGCACGTCAAGCTGGACTCACCCTTGCTAATGCACGTGACCGTCAAATCGGTTCCTATATTGCACGTGCTGCAATGGAAGCGCCTCTTACATCAGACCCACGTGGTACTATTGAAGGGCCGATCTTCCTCGATCCACTCTTTAAGAATCTCGGTGCAACAATTAACGCAGCGGCAACCGCTGATCAGCGTTCTGTTGCTGCCCTTATTGCGCTCAAAGCTTGCGAAGATTTTG